ATGGTTTGATTTTATTGCAACCAGTCAAAGGAAACACCGTGTTCACAATAATAACTGACATCGATTCAGGCGATTCGGTTGAATCATTCATGGACATTCCATTGAACATTGTTGATCCACAAAAAACACTGGGGTGTATCACTTATTTTAGACGCGGAACGCTTCAATCATTGTTATCGCTTCAGGCAATCGACGACGACGGGAACGAAGCTTCAAAGATGACAAGCAAACCAACCATTGACGAAGAACGATTCAAGAACGCTTTGAAAGCAATCGCGGACGGAAAGTTCACGGTTGATAAATTGAAAGCAACTTATTCGTTGACACCTGAACAAATCAATCAACTGAAATGAAAGAAATGAACGCGGAACAACGCGCAAAGTATTTGTTTGACTTGTTTGAATTCATTGAATTCGATTCGAAGGTGAAGACATTCATTACACGAAAATCATGCGCGTTGATTCTGGTTCAAGAATTAATGAAGGACGTTGATATCAAATCGCGTGACTTCATTTATTGGTCAAATGTTAAATTTAATCTTTTGGAATTATGAATTTTATCAAATTTTTTAGAATGTGGATTGAACGTACCAAACACCATGAAGGTGGATTTTGGTGCTACATGGGAATGGATGAAGATGGTTATTTGTGGGAATTAAACGAAAATAGTCAAAGTCATTTTGCTGACAAAGTGAATCATACCTTGCAACAATATATTGAATGGGGATATAAAATCGAACAACTATGAAATGGCGCGCTTCATAAATTGGAAAACTCATGACAACGTCCCGGTCGAAAACGGATGTCTTGTCGCAAACGGCGAAAAGCTACATTGAACAACTGGCGAAAGAAGATTTCTTCGGTTACACTTCACCGGTGGTCAATCGCTACCTTGACAAAGGAATCAACCAAGAACTTGAATCAATCAATCTTTTGAATTCGGTTCGCTTTGAGAATTACGAAAAGAACACACAACGGATTGAAAACGAATTCATCACTGGTGAATGTGACATCCTGACAAACGAAGGAATCATTGACATCAAGACAAGCTGGTCACTTGACACGTTTCCTGAATTGCCTGAAGACATCGACGCGAAAGATTACGAATGGCAAGGGCGTGCCTACATGCTTTTATTCAATCGCTTTGAATTCGAACTGGTCTTTTGCATGGTGTCAACGTGGGACGAATTCTTGACGCAATACGATGACAAAGCGCTTCACAAGGTCGACCACATTGATCCACGAAAGCGAATCACTTCAATCACATTTGAACGCGACCTTGAACTTGAAAAGCAAATGATTGAACGTTGCCAGCTTGCGACCGAATACTATGTTGAGAGAATCAATAAACTGAACGCGAAATGAACATAACACACGACCAAGAATCCATTCAACATGAAGATTCAATCTTGATTTCAGTCATGACCAAATATCACGAACGTTCGAAGCGTGGTGTTTCGAAATACGGGAAAACGCTTGACCGAACCGACGTCGATTTGATTGGCTGGTTGAATCACCTTCAAGAAGAATTAATGGACGCAACGCTTTACATTGAAAAACTAAAAAATGAATTAAAATAATATCCCTTAAAAAGTACAAAAAACACTTAATTTATCCCTTATATGAAACAAACCGCTTTGAACCACCTAATCGACAAGCTTGAATTGAAGGTCTTGTCACAACACATGCCATTCGTGGACAACATTATTTCCGAAGCGCTTGAAATGGAACGCCAACAAATCGCGAACGCTTACCAACAAGGCGAATGGAATCAAGGGTGCAACGGTGACGCTGAAGATTACTTAAAAGAAACATTCGAAGATGAAAGCAACGCTTGAATTCAACCTACCTGAAGACGACGCCGAATTTTATTGCGCGACGAAAGGAACGGACATGCTGAACGCGTTGTTTGAAATCGAAATCGAACTTCGTAAACTTTACAAATATGAAGACCTTACCGACGAACAATTCAAAATGGTCGAACGGATTCGCGATTCATTTTATCAAATTCTTGAACGCAACGATATAAACTTAAACAAATAATAACATGAACAAAGAAAAAGGAACGGTTGTCAACGTGACGCCATTACAAACAATTTCGGACAAATTCCGAAAACAAGATTTCACAATCAAAACGTTTGATGAAAAATTTCCGCAATTCTTGACCTTTCAAGTGGTCAATGACAAATGTGACCTTGTCGCGAACCTGAACACCGGGGACGTGGTCGAAGTGAATTACAACCTTCGTGGTCGTGAATGGACTTCACCTGAAGGCGTGACGAAGTATTTCAACACGGTCGAAGCGTGGTCAATTAATCTTTCAAGCGAACCAGTACAAACAACACCAGCAACAAAGAATGAAGACGATGACGATTTACCTTTCTAACGACACGAACGTCGTTGAATGGATGCGATTGATGACAACCAGTCGATTGAATAAGCGTTACAAAATGACACACCTTGCCGAAGACATGAAAGTGAAGTATTCGATGCTTTACCGATTCATGAATGGAAAACCAGTCGGTCAAGAATTTTTTATCGCTTGGTTCGATTATTTTGTAAATTAGCACAATGGAATTCTGGAAACATGAAGCTTATCAAATCGCTCGGAAAATTACTTCGAACCACGAACTTCATGGGGATTTGGTTGGTCATGTTTTTATTCTCATGCACCGCTTTGACTTTCATGTTTCCGACATTCCAGCTATTTTCGCGCGCTTCGCGTTCAATCAATGGAACTGGCAACGGTCGGAATTCTGGCGAATGTACCGAAGCGACGGCGAAGGAATCAACGACGTGATTGATTCACATGATTCACCTTCGAATAACGAATTCAGCGAAATCCTTGACGCTTATCTTCATTCGAACGACGGTGATCCATTTATCAAGGAAATAACAAAAATGCACCTTTGCGGAATGACCTTCAGGGAAATAAAGGAATTGACTGGAATTTCACTTGACACGATCCACAAAGCAATAAAACAATTCAAAAATGATTTACACGATTATTGCCGTGGCGATTGCAAGGGCGTTGATGTCCTTTGATTTGCCGAACACAAAACCATTTAATTGTCAGTCATGCTTGTCATTCTGGACGGCGCTGGCGATTTATCTTTGCACCGATTGGTCAATGATTCCATTCGCCTTCGTTGCCTATCTTATTTCCGATTTAATTTTGATATATGAATATAAGTAACGGACTTCGAACACAACTTGAAAACTTCGGTCGACACCGATACGCGAATCTTGACGACACCTTGAAAGAAGAACTTTCCGTTCATTATAAGACACTTGGATTTGGCAAACTTAACAAAGCTTGCGCGACGTGTGTACGGATCGCAATGGACAAGCTGAACGAAAACAAGGACAAGATTCGTCCAGCGGTACGTCAAGAAAACAACGAACCGCACATGAAGGAACAACCGCCGAAACTTCACTTTGTCGGAACGAAACAAAAGACGTTCGGCGAACTTCGACGCGAAGCGCTTGAACTTGGATTCAAGGGAACACGATCCACAACACGAAAAGACATTGAAGAATGGTTGACATCCACGAAACAGCTGTAATTTATCCGGGTGTCACAATTGGTCACAACGTCACAATCGGTGCGTTTTGCATAATCGGCGCACCAGCGGAATCGAAGAAACACGACGGTCACGGCTTCGGTGTGGTCATCGGAAACAACGTCACGATTCACGGACATGCAACAATCGACGCTGGATCGGAACGACCGACAATCATTGACGACGGCGCGTACATTATGAAGACCGTTCACATCGGACACGACGCAATCATTCACAAGGACGTCACGATTTCACCGCACGTTGTCGTCGGTGGGTTCGTTGAAATCCACGAACAAACGAACATCGGAATGAATGCAACGATTCACCAGCGCGTCACGATTCCTTCGAAGTGTATGGTCGGAATGTCGGCGGTCATCACGAAGAAAACACCGCTTGAACCGAACACCGTGCTTGTCGGGAATCCAGCACGAATAACACGAAACAATAACCGATGAAAATAATAACAGTCACCGCCATGCATGGACGACACGACACGGTCGCCGAATGTATTGAACGCATGCCGTTCATCGACAAGGTCTATATTTATTCAAACGACGAAGACGGCGCGTTTCTTGAAGGTCAAGACATTTATGCCATGGCGAAATATCGAAACAATCCGCTTTCGTACAAATGGAACATGGCGATTCGAACGCTTGAGCAAATTGACTTCGACGCGGTCATCTTATTAGGTTCAGACGATTACATTGACGAAGCGTTCCTTCATTACGTTGAACGAACCATTCCTGACTTCGACATGATTGGTTTCAAAGACATTTACTTTCAACACGACGGCGCGCTTCATTACTGGTCTGGCTACACGAACAATCGGAAAGGTGAACCGTGTGGCGCTGGCAAAGTTTATTCACGTCGATTCTTGGAATGTATGAAATGGAATCTTTTCGACGTCGCAAGGGATCGCGGACTTGACAAGATTTCGTGGAATCGTGTGAAACAAGCGAAAGGAAAAGTTCACGTCACATCGCTGAAGCAAAACGGTCTTTTGTTGGTTGACATCAAAGACGGTGAAGGAATGACATCGTTTAGTAAATTCAAAGGACTGGAACGCGTTTCGAACAAGTTAACATAATATATTGGCACAATCTTATTTTTATGGCAAACAAACACCGCAACATCGACAAAGATGAATTGCTTCAAATGGCTTACAATTATTGCGACTATTGTATCGCTTCGACAAAGGAAATCGCAACGAATTCAGGCGTGAAGCAAGTCAAAGAACGACACATTCCGACGGTGTCTTATTTCTTATTGCACTGGCTTCGACGGGAACACTTTGATTTCTACAAACGGGACAACTGGTATGTTGCAATGAAAGACGAAACACATCCATTGTCAGACACTATAAAAACCATTGACAACGACTTCAATGCTTTGGCGCGTGACATCGTTGCCAACGAAGGAAAGGGAATCTTCTACGCAAAGAACAAGCTTGGCATGCACGACCGCCAACAAGTCGAAACAAGAAACGTGGAAAGGTTCGATTTCGATGTCAACGATTAAAGGGTATCGACCGCACAAACACCAGCTTGAAATTCATCAAGCAATCAACCAAGGACGTGAAAAGTATTTCGCTTTGAACATCGGACGTCAGTTCGGAAAGACCATGCTTGGAATCAACCAACTTCTTTGGTGGGCAATCAACGACCGCGGTTGCACCATTGCTTGGGTGACACCAGTGTACAAGCAAGGAAAGAAGGTGTTCGCTGAACTTGAACGCGCCGTGGCAAAGTCGGGGTTGTTTGAATTCAACAAATCCGATTTGCGAATCACGGGGTTCGGTTCGTCAATCGAATTCTTTTCAGGCGAACGTCCTGACAACATTCGTGGAAATACATTCGATTACATGGTCGTCGATGAATTCGCGTTCACACGTCCAGAACTTTGGGACGAAGTGTTGTCGGCGACGGTGCTGGTCAAGGGAAAGAAGGTCATCTTTATTTCAACACCGAAGGGAAAGAATCATTTCCACCGGGTGTGTCTTCAGCAAAACTACGATGACCGTTACCGCTACTTTCATTTCACCAGCTTCGACAATCCTATGATTGATCCGAAGGAACTTGAAGAACGCCGTCGGTCTTTGCCTGACCATGTGTTCCGTCAAGAATACCTTGCGGAATTCCTTGACAACGCTGGTGGATTGTTCAAAGGTGTGTCGTCGTGTGTCGGTCAAGGTGAACGCACATCACGAATGTATGGTGGTCTTGACATCGGACGCGCTGACGATTACACGGTGTTGACAATCCTGAACGAACACGGTCACATGGTTCACGTTGAAAGGTGGCGACACGATGACTGGTCGCGAATCATTGACAAGGTCGCTGGATTGATTCGTCAGTTCAACGCAATCACGACGGTCGAAGTCAACAACCAAGGTGACGTGTTTTATGAAATGCTTCACAACACGTTGCGGAATAAGGTCGTTCCATTCGTGACGACATCGAAGTCGAAACCAGTGTTGATTGAAGACCTTGCGTTGTCGTTTGAACAACAAACGATTCGTGTCAACGATGTCAAATGGTTGCTTGACGAACTTGATTCTTTTACTTATATTTACAATCCGAAAACAAGGAATGTTCAATATAGCGCACCGACTGGACTTCACGACGACGGTGTCATGTCATTGGCGCTTGCGTGGAATTCCTTGAAGAACAACAAATCGAAAGGAAAATATAACACACTCAGAATATGAAAGTAACTTTGCCAGCAACCATTCACGAATGTAAACCTGACCAGCTTGTCAAGTGGTTGATGTTAGCTGAAGTCATCAAGCACAAACAAGACGATGAATTGTTTCAGATGCTGGACTTTCAATGTCAACTGATTTCAATCTTTTCAGGAATCAAGGTGTCGAAGGTAAAACAAATGAACATCGCTGACGTTCAACGAATGGCTGGTCACTTGACGAAAATGATTGCGTCTTATTCTTATTCCGAACCGAAAGGTGAAGTGACGGTGAATGGTCAACGATACGTCTTTGAAAAAGATTTCCGTTTGATAAGCACGGGACAAATCATTGACTTGAAGCTTATCGAAGACGTTGCCAGTGATCCCGTTCAAGCGCTTGCGATTTGTTACATTGAAGAAGGGTTCGAGTATTGTCAAGAAGACGACCGTGGTCGTGTGTTGAATCCGAACGACAAACGTTACAAGGCGTTCAAAGAAGAATTTGACGGTGCTGAATTCATGAACTTCTTCGGTTTTTTTTTGCGCGAATCAAAGAAGCGGAATCACGCTATATTAGCAATTCAAGCGATTCGGACGATGATAAGCCAGAAGAACTTGACGGAACAATTAAAGACAACGAATGGTTCACATGGACTGGAATCCTTCATCGACTCGGAAAAGAACTTGGAACGTCTATTGAAACAATCACTAAACAACCGTATGTGAAGACATTGTTCTGGATGAA